GATCGTATGGCGAGGGGATAACGCCGGTTAAGTTAAAACGCAGCGGCTCGGATATTGTTAATGTGAGCACGCGGCGCGAGAAGTCTTGATTATCGGTATGAGTAAAACTCTGCAGCGCAGCTTCAACGTCGGTGATTTTTATATACTGCTCTTCACCTGTGCTTTTATTGCTGACAATCAGCACTTCCCCCGACACGGGAATTTTTATAGCGGTTCGCTGCACGATGCGTATTGCGCGCGAGCCTTTGAGCTGATCATAAAATAATTCCCCCTGCCATTTTACGCCGCGCGCAAGATAACTTTCGATAACGTTGCGGGATTCATCGCGCATTGCATAGGGGGAATTTTGGCTCATTAACGTGATCGACACGTTGGGATCGTCAGGCTGCTTTAATACGCCCACGGTCGCGCCAAAGTATGTCTCGGCTAACGCGCTTTTAACTGCCATGTGAACGCTGCGGATATTAACCACTCCGTAGGCTCGGTCGAGATCTGAAATATCAGGGAATATACTGTTATGCTCGCCGCTGACAATCTCAATGCCGGTCATTTCACCGCCGCCGTCACTGGTGTCAGTCATGTTTTTAGAGGCAAACAGTTTGATATCGTCTTTGTAAATTGCCATTTATGCGAGTACCTCGATTAGTTTTAGGGTTTCAAGTGTGTACAGTTCATCGTCACTTTCAGCATCCGCATGTTCAAAAAGCGGTTTGGCAACAAAGTGATCGGCTTGGCCGTAATCCCAGCGCACGCTGTATAATTTGCCGTGGTAGTTAAGTTCCATCAGTGCCGGTATTAATCGTGTTTCACTGATAATTTTCACGGCGGCTAAGGTTAGCCAGGCGCTTTCATTGCCAAGTAAAACAATCGGGCGGCCGTCCTGCATCCTGCCGCGATTTAAAATTAAACGCCCAGTGATACTGGTTTTAGCTTCTTGTTTAATTGGGCAGTAATCTAAATCAGCATCCCAGCGCAAACCGCTAGGCAGGGTTATGCCATCTAATATAATCATCCGGTCACCAGTTTGTTTTTAGTAAGAAGAGCGAGCAGATCATTTTTCCCAGCTTCAGTTGTTGGGATAGTGGCGCTACTGCCGCCGAGTTCGAGTTTTACAGTGACGGTTTGCGTTGTTGGGGTCGCTGTGGTGGCCGTATTTGTACTGGTAGATTTAGCTTGCGTAGCCTTTTTATCTGCTTCAATATCGTTCAGATTAATCTTGTGCAGTTTTTCCGTGAGACGGATAGTTTCTTGTAAATCTTTAATAGCTGCGCTGTTCTGATAGGTTTTAGCCTCTGCAAGTTGCGCGTCTAATGTCGTCAGCTTTGATTTATAACTGCGGTTTTCAATATCCGTTAAATTTCCAAGCTCTCTATCTAATTCATTCTGCACACTGGCAAGAGCAGATTCGGCACTATTTTGTAATGCTTCAAGTTTGGCTTTTGCGCTATCGAGTTGCGCGTTCAGTGATGACAGCTGTGCATCATCCAGACGATTTAAACTGTTAAGTGCGTTTTCAGTGTTGCTAATCATCGCCAGCGTCGGATTTGCTGTGTTGGCAAAACCTTGCTCTAATTCGCGCAGTTTTTTGGTTTGATTGGCGATGGCAAGGGACTGCTGGTCAAGCACTATTTGAGCGCGGGCCATATCGCTCCACCATTCGCTGTGAACCTGGCGGTTAGTGGCAATGCGCCACTCAAGCTCTTCGACCTTGTCACTTAGCCCGCCAATCGAGAGCGTTGTTAAATCTGCCTGGTCGGCAACGGCCATAAAGCCATTAGATATTAATCCGATAGTCTCTGTCGTCTCGCGAGCAGTATGGTTGTTGCGCTCATCGGCAAGAGACAGACGCTCTTTAGACTCGGCAAGCTTGTCGGTTGCGTCCATTTCAGCAAGGGCTGCATCAACAATACTCCCGCTGGCTTTAGCCATTTCTGAGGCGCGGTTTATCCATTTATCACGGTTTACCACTACTTCTTTATCTTGATCTGTTAGTGCTTTGATTTGATCTGATATCTGCTTGGTAACGCCATAAATTGCCGCTTCTTGTAGCACTGCATTACTAATAGTCTTACCTTGGGCTTTTGCAGCTTCGATTTCAGATTCTGCCCAAGCAAGTACGGCGAGTTTATGATCATTAACGTTACTGCTGTGCAGCTTTACCTGCTCATAGGCAGCGCGGTGAGCTGCGGCTGTTTGTTGCAGTTTTTCAGTGGAAGTAATGCCTAATATTGCATAAGCACCAGATAAATCTTGCGACTGTACTTTGATGGCTAATAAACCTGCCGCTAAGTCATCGCCAGACAGCTTGGCTTTTTTGGCGTAATCTTCCCAACTGGTTTTTAATTGTTCTAAATCAGCTTGAGTTTGTGCTTTGTTTAATGCTGCATTAAATGCAGTTTGGATAACGGTTGAAGACGTGCCTGCGCTTTTAGCAATGTTATCAAACGCAGTGATCGCAATATTGGCCGTTTCGGTTGAAGCGTTACTTACCTCTGTGAATTTTAATCCTAGTTTTTCAAACTCTTTATTCAGTGGGTCAACAGCTGTGATGATGGATTGGAGGTCTATGCCCAACGAGTTAAACGTATCGGTACTGGTGCTGCTAAGTAGCGCCAAATCATCATGACTGAGGTTTTGTAACTGCGTGCGCAGGCCTGCTTCAATATCACTTGATGTAATTTGCGCCGTGGTTTTAAGGTGTGATAGCACCTCAACAACCTCATTAATAGCGGTTGGAGAAGTGGCATCAATTGACTTGGCAATTTCAGCAATGGCATCACTGGCACTGCTACCAGACTGTACTAATTCACGATATTTTGTATTTAATTGGTCAGTAATGGGCAGCAATGATTCTGCCATTACTTGTGAGTTATGGATCTCAAGGGCGATCTTTTTTTCTAACGCTTTATTTACTTTTTCATAGCTTTTAGCTGTTTCATTCCAACGAACGTCGCCATCTTTAAGCAGCTGTTCCCATTGGTCTGTAGACGTGATCGCAAAACCAACCTGCTTAGAGTATTTATCAAACGTTTCAGCTAATAAACGGGTTTGCTCCTTTTGTACCTCTGTTGATTCAGCTGCCGCTTCTTGTGCCGCTTTCATGTCTTTATAGGCAGAGCCAACCCCATAAATGGTAGCTGCAGCTGCAATTGCAACACCAACAGGACCGAACATCACTTTAGATGCATTGCCTAATAAGGTAGCACTGGCGGCAGTTGCACTAATAGCAGCACGATGCGCAAGTAACGCTGTTGTTGCACTGTACGCACTACCCACAAAGCCGCCAAACATGCTGGCGAGTTTAATGCCGAGCACCACCTTGGCCAGCGTGGCTAATTCTGAACGCCATTCATAAACCGTCACTAGGCCATTTTTCATTGCGGTCAGTGTGCCGACTATGGCATCGGATATCTCTTTCGCGTATTCCTGAAGAGAGCCGTCTGCGGCCATCTCATCAATGGCAGTGCTGATACCGCTTAACTCTGCTTTGAAGGTATCAAGCAAGCCCGCTTTGGCGATGGTGTTTTTTACTTTATCGAAATTATCCATGAGATTGGAAACAATGCCGTCCCAGGTACTCATCATCGCTTTGGCTGAGCCTTGGCTTGATTTGCCCATCTCATCCATCAATAACTTGATTTCAGTGCGGCCAATCTTGCCTTGTTCGCTCATTTTCTGCAGCTCGGCGGTGGATTTGCCCAGGGCTTTTTCAAGCAACGCCCAAACAGGAATACCACGTTCAACGAGTTGATTGACCTCTTCAGCTTGTAATTTTTGTTTGCTCCATGCTTGACCAACCGCTAATACAACGCCCTCTAACTCTTCTTGACCGCCGCCCAGTTTAGAAACAGAATCTGTTAAGGTTTGCAGTGTGCCATCCATCGGATCAAGGCCGTAGGCTTTGGCTTTGATAAAGGCTTTAGTCACACCATCTAATTGCAGCGGGGTGTTTTTAGCAAAATCCTTTACCCATGCTGTCGCTTTATCACCTTCGGCAATACTTCCCATGATACCGCGCATCTGTGCATCGAGCTTTTCAAACTTACCACCGGTTGCTAGTAAGTCTTTAATACTGGAAGTAACGGTGTTAATACCGATGTAAGCCGCGCCCGCCGCCACTAATCCGGTGGTTATTTTATTGAGCTGACCATTAAACCCTTTACCTGCGTTGCTTGCATCAACAAAGCCCGTTTGGGTTTGTTTGTTTTTAGTGGTCAGTTTTTCGGTGGAGGTAGCTGTTTTATCTAAAGCGCGCTTTTGCAGTTCAAGCTCACCGCTGAGCATCTCAGCCCATTGGTCGCACGCTCTAAACTGTGTCGCTAACTGCTTTTGTGCGCTGTTAAGCTGATTTGTTTTGATGCCCGACTGGCTGAGTTCACCGCGCAGACTTTGCAGAGCAAGCGTCTGCTGCTGCTCGGCTATCTCGAGTTTTTGCGCTTGTGTTTTGGCGTTATTAAACGCAGTGCTGAGCGCTTTAGTGGGCTTTTCAGCTTCACCCATTTCACGGCCTAATGCCGTGGCTTTCGCTTTTGCCTGTTCAAGCCTGGCGGTGGTTTCACCCAGCTCTTTTTTAAGCAAGCGAAAAGAGGCAATCGCCCCTTGTTGCTGCTCAAGTTCATTTATCCGCTCTCCGAGCATTCTAGCTTCGGGGTGCGTTTGCTGCGCCTCGGTGCCCAGCTCATCAATTAACCCGGCAAGTTTTTTAAGACTTTCAGAGCCACTGGTGCGCGTATCAATGTTGAGGGAGAGGGATAAATTACTCATAGATTAAACGTCCATCTCGTCAAAGAAGTACGGTGCAAGACCATTGCTGCCGATCTCAATTTTACCGCCCAGCTCAGTGCTGACGTAATCACCGGCCATAAAGTCGGTGCCATTGCTTGGGCTAAGGCTGCATTTACCGATGGTCAGTTTAATCGGCTTACCATTGGCCAAGTTTTTGCCGTCCAGCAGCACACGGTATTTAGTGCCCAATGCGCCGCCCGATTTAACGCGGGTGCCTGTGTAGGCATTAGAGGTGGCTGTGATTTTAATGTCACCGCCATCTTCAATGCTGCCGCCGGCAATCGGTTTAATCATGCCCATCTGGTAGTTGATCTCAAAATCAACGCCAAGGCCAAGCGGTGCATCCGCATTGCCGGTATCGGTCACAATCAGCCCCTCCGCAACCACATTGCTGAGCGAAAACTCAACCCAACGGTCTTTAATCAGCGTAACGGACTCTGCAACGATGCTACCTGCAGCAGCGTTAATCGCTTCGCTGGTGCCCTGCAGTGCCAGTTCGACAATCTCGGTGGGCTGGTCATCCAGTGCAATGGCAATTTCGGTGGGACCGGGGATATCCACGCTATCAATCGCCTGGCCGAATGTGCCGACCTGCTTTGACAAACGGGGTTTATTTTCTGAGGTTGGCTTGATTTCCAGCTTAGTGGTGTTAAGCGGGCCAATTAAGCCTTGGCCAACGCCAGCGGCATTTAAACGTTCAATATAGAGCGAGCCTGCACAGAGCAAGCCGTTTAATGTAGTCATTATAAGTTTCCTTTAATGGTCATGTGGGTGGTAAAAAGCAGCGGAAAATAACCGTAGCCATTTCGATACAGCGGCGGCGTGCCGGCACTTTCGCGGTGTAAGTTGGTAAAATCTGGTGAAGGTTTCCAGCCTTGCAGCTTTTCAAAGACAGCGCCCATCAGTTCACCTGCCTCAATGAGTGTTTGTGAACCGTCAAAGGTCTGCACGGCAATGACAACCATCCATTTCTGTTTGATTTTGCTGACCATGCCGCCTTGTTTGGTGTCATCAACCAGATCACCTAAATAGACGACATGGGCGGCGGGTGTGCTTTGATTATCTTCAGCCACTTTGCTTAACTGTTCGCTGGTGAGCACATCGTTAAATAATGCGATCTCTTTTATGCGAGAAATTAATAACGGCTCAAGGGCAAGATAGTTCATCAGATAAAGCCTTTTGAATCGCCGCGGCCAAAGAGCGTGCCCGCCGATTGAATTTCGGCATTGTCGCTGCTGGTCGGCGTGCTGTTATCAATACTTAACCCCAGATTTAATTCACCTTTGGCAATGCTCAGTAAAAACTTAATGGCATTGTCATAGCGTTTTTCAATCTGCTCCGGGGCGTTATTATCAAAGAGCTGATAACGGCTGATGTCTGCACATAAACCGTTAAGCACAGTCGGCGCGCTAACAAAAGGCAGTGTGTAACGAGAGGCTAAATACCCATTCATGCGGTCAGTGGCATCGCTAATCGCCTGCTCAACTTGCGCGGCATCAAAAGTACCGTCGTCCGCTTTCGCTAAACGAGTTAACTCTTGTTGGCCAAAACGCTTAACTAAATCGTTCACACTGCAATACATTAGGCGTTACCTTCGCTGATTTGCTCTGCCTGATAATCAGGATTGGCTTTTATCCATGCCCACGCTTCATCACGCTGTGCCGCACTGATTTCAATATTTTCTTCTGCAGCTTCTAAACAGCCAGTGGTTGGCTTGCCTGAGCCTGTTAGTTCTAAAGTGCCCGCAGCTTGCAAAGCGTAAATAATTGCAACAACAGCGGCTACACCTTCAGGTGGATCAATCAGGGGCGGGAGTGATTTACCCGTGCCATCACCGATTAATGTTGTATCTATAACGCCGTCCACGCTGCCACTGTTCGCCACCAGTTGAGCTTGATCAGCGGATTCTGCCGAATCGGCATTTTGCAGTACCATGCGCGGATCATTTTCGATCTGCTGAATTTGCGCAGCGCTGAGTCCGTCAATAACGTTGTCACCTTTGTTAAAAACGATTCCGGCACGGCGATAACCAGCTGGGCCTGAGTTAAAAACGGTAATACTTTGTTTAGCCATTTCATGTTTACTCCGTATAAATTCCCACGCAGAGCATGGGAACTAGGTTTAAGGTTAAAGGTAATCCGCTACCAGCAGCTCAATGCGGCCTTTGAGTTCGTTGGAGCTGTTGGCGTCTAATTCACGCTCTAACAGGCGCGTTGCCACTTTTTCAAGTGAGGTCGGCACAACCAGAATCGTGGGTTTGATACCCAGTTTTTTGCCGCCATCACCTTCAATGGCGCGCATCGCCTGAATGGCTTCCCACAAGCTATCTGCGGTTAACGCCTTTTTCATGGCAAAGGCCATCTGCCAGAAACCAAAGCCCACGGCACAACGCTTATCGACGCCGTAGCGGAATTCGCGTGACATAAATACCGATTCGTCATCGTTTTTGGTCATCGCGATAAGTTGCGGCTGCTTGCGGTCCTGATAGATAATCGGTTTGATAGCGCGGGAGGTGTCTAAAATAAACCAGGGCTCGCCATTGGCTGTGACATAATCTGCATCAACAATCATGTTGGCGACACTGACATCCGCGCCGCTGCCATCAACTTCGGCGTTCACCGGGTGGTCAGTATCAAAGAAGTTCTGACCGTCATAGCAGAGAGTGGTAAAGCCCGCACCTAACATGGCAAAGACCAATTCATCCGGATGAATTGCAGCGGCATTACCCATCTCCTGGAACAGCGGTGAATAGATACCTAACTCATCATCTTCGATGTCGTTTTTATCTACACCCACGGTTGACTCGTAATCTTCATTAACGATTTGATAACCATGGGCCTGCATCGACTTAATCTGGCGGTCACCTACCCATTTAGCGAGCGATGGAAATTTACCTAACCAGCCGTAGGTATTACTTTTTGAGCTGGATTTAATGATGGAAGCTATTTTGGTGTGCTGTGTTTCGACACCATCCAAGCCGCCCTGGAATTCACGTTTAAAGCCAGTGAACAGGGCTGCAATTAATGCGGGGGTCACTAACGCCATTATTTTTCACCTTTTGATTTTGCAAAATTAACATAGCTGATACCTAAC